AACATTAAGATTGCCAATGGCAGCAAAGCCACTGCTATTCTTTCCAGTTATGAATGGACGTTTAAGAACAAGAAAGGTGTTAGCCCAAGCTTGAAGAAGCTGGTTATTACTGACTTGATCGAATACAACGGTGTTAAGGAAGAAGACTTGGAAGAAGAAGTGCTGTAATGAGAGTTCTCATCGATGGTGACATTATTGGGTATAGAGTTGGTTTTGCTTCTGAAGAAGAGAATGAGAAGATCGCTCTTTCAAGAACTGCCACCTTCGTTGAGACTATGCTCTGGGAGGACTTGCAAGGTGTGGAGTCTTACCAGGGATACATCACAGGAAGAACCAACTTTAGAAATGCCATAGCAGTTACTGCTCCTTACAAGGGAAACAGAACATCTCCTAAGCCTAAGCATCTAAGCCTTATTCGAGAATACCTTGTTAAAGCATGGGACTTCAAAGAATCAGTTAATGAAGAAGCTGATGACTGTATTGCTATTGAACACGTTGCCAATAACTTTGAAACTGTTATTGCTTCAATTGACAAAGACTTTCTCCAACTGCACGGTAAACATTGGAACTTTGTTAAAAAAGAATGGACTATTGTTACTGAAGAAGAAGCATTGATTAACTTTTATATGCAGGTGCTTACTGGTGACAGAACAGACAACATCATTGGCCTCAAAGGTATCGGCCCTGTTAAAGCCCAGCGGGTTCTCTCAGGCTGTGAAAGTGCGGCAGAAATGTATACTGCTTGTGTCGAAGCTTACGGTGGATCAGAAGAACGAGTTATTGAAAACGCAAACCTTCTCTACCTCCGACGATCTGTAGGAGAGATTTGGAAACCTCCGGTATGAAACCTAGTTCAGCAAAGCAAAAAGGCAGGTTGTTACAGCAAAAGGTTCGGGACACAATCCTGGCAACCTTTCCTCAGCTAGAACCTGATGACGTTAAATCTACGTCAATGGGAGCCGGTGGCGAGGATGTACAACTTAGTCCAGCAGCAAGAAGGTTGTTTCCATTTACAGTTGAATGTAAGTCATTAGCAGCAGTGGGTGTCTACAAGTTTTATGAGCAAGCAAAGACACATGGTAAAGGTGAACCGTTGGTGGTAGTAAAGCAAAACGGTAGTAAACCTCTTGCCATTGTGGATCTTGATTATTTCATGACTTTGTTTATTAAAAAGGATACAGTAAATGTTTAAGTTTATTAAAGAAGATAAAGAAGTAGTTGGTTACAACCAGTTTCCTACCAGTGTTGAAATGAGTTTTAGTAGCAGTGGTACTACATGGGATGACCTATTAGAAGGCTTTACTCAGTTTCTTCGTGCTTGTGGTTACACCATTCCTCTTACTGCTTATCCTACTATCATGTCTGAAGATGGTGAAGATATGCGAAACAATACAGATGAGTTGTGGGAAAGGTTCGCTAAAGGCGAAGAGAAAGCAAATGAAGGTTTCTGATATTTCTGTTTCTTTCATTGATAGGATGGGTACAGACCTTAGCGTTGTTAACGCTGCTAGGGTTTCCTTTGAAAAAGAAAGTACATGGGAAAAAGGATCTTTAAGTATTTCAGATACGAAGCTTATTAACTACTTAGCCAAGCATAAGCATACCAGCCCTTTTAACCATGCCTTTGCAAGCTTTCGGGTTAAAGCGCCTATTTTTGTAGCCAGGCAGTTAGTAAAGCATAAGTTTCTTCCTTGGAATGAAGTATCTCGACGGTATGTAGACACAGAACCAGAGTTCTACGTTCCACAAGATTGGCGGTTGCGGGCAGAGAACGTCAAGCAAGGTAGTAGTCAGGAGACAATCGATGTGCTGCGAATAAGGGGCTTTGAGGAGGAGACAGCGAATGAGGCAGCGTGTAAGCTAGTTGAGCATTCACTTGACTTGTACAATGATATGCTGAAGGCTAACGTATGTCCTGAGCAAGCCCGTATGGTGTTGCCACAGAACACGATGACAGAGTGGCTATGGTCAGGTAGTCTAGGAGCATTTGCTGATATGTGTCGTTTGCGTCTTGACAGTCATTCACAGCAAGAGACAAGAGAAGTGGCTACTTTGGTTTCAAAAGATATGAGTAAGTTGTTTCCTGTGTCTTGGAAAGCTTTACTGGAGATAGCATGAAGATTCTATTGTTGGACATTGAGACAAGCCCGAACACAGCTCATGTTTGGGGTTTATGGCAGCAGAATGTAGGCCTGAAGCAGTTGCTTGAATCGTCCTATGTCTTGTGTTGGGCTGCTAAGTGGCTAGGAGATAAAGAAGTATTGTTTGATTCTGTTCATCAGACTCGTGAAAAGACAATGCTTAAAAAGATCCACAAGCTTATTGATGAGGCAGACGCAGTAGTTCACTACAACGGCACTAAGTTTGATATGCCTACTCTTAATAAAGAGTTCTTGTTGCAAGGTCTTAATCCACCTTCTCCATATAAGCAGATTGATCTTCTCCGTACTATGCGTAGTAACTTTAGGTTTCCTAGCAACAAGCTTGACTACGTAGCACAGCGTTTAGGCTTAGGCTCTAAGACTTCTCACGAAGGACATGAGCTGTGGGTTAAATGTATGGCAGGGGATGAGGAAGCATGGAAGGTGATGGAGAAGTATAACAAGCAAGACGTTGTACTGCTGGAGCAAGTCTATAACCGTGTTTTGCCTTGGATTAAGAATCATCCTAACCGCAACCTGTTCTCTGATGAAGCTGTATGTCCTACCTGTGGCTCACACTCTTTGCAAAAGCGTGGCACATCTGTTACAACTACTTTACGCTACCAGCGTTATCAGTGTAAAGACTGCGGTACTTGGAGCCAAAAAGCAGGAGCTATTAGTAAATCTGTATCAGTAAAAGGAATAACATGACCTTTTGTCAAAAACATCTTATTGAATATAATACTTTATGTACTTTTTGTATGAATGAAAAATATCCTAAACCTGGCAAGGACAATGTAAATAATCCTTCCCACTACAATAAAGGCGGACTAGAATGTATTGAAGCAATCACTGAAGCAACAAAAAACCTAAAAGGTATTGAGGCTGTCTGTGTTGCTAACGTTATAAAATATATATGGCGTTGGAAAGAAAAGAATGGAAAAGAAGACCTCTTGAAAGCTAAGTGGTATCTGGAAAGGTTGATAGATGGAATTAACACTAAATGAACTGGGCGAGCTTATCAAGGAGCGTATGGATATTATTGAGTTCATAGAAGAATGTGGTATTACCATTGACGACCTTGTTGAGCGTTGTGCTGACTTTATAGAGTTACATCAAGACAAGCTAACGAGGATTGTCCATGAAGAGTAAAGAGAAGGTAGCAGAAGAAGTAGTTATTAAGGATGAGATCCCAGGGTTTAGGGATTTCTTAGCCACCAGTGCTTTGTCAGGTGCTTTAGCAGCAACAGGGATACCTGACCCAGAAAGCGTAGATATGGGTGAGTTTACAGAGTTTATTGCTTCTTTCTGTTACTCTATGGCAGATGCAATGCTGGTAGAAAAGTATAAAAACAACACACGACACTAAGGAAACTAATGAAATATGAAATGACAGCCTACAATACCTTTATTGCTAAATCACGGTATTCCCGTTATTTGGATGATAAAGGTCGTAGAGAACATTGGCCTGAGACAGTAGCTCGCTACTTTGACTTCATGACCAAGCACCTGAAAGACAAACAAGGATATGAACTACCAGCAGAACTGCGTAACGAGCTGCAAGAGGCTGTAACATCTTTGGACATTGTACCATCCATGAGGGCTGTGATGACCTCTGGCCATGCTCTGGAGCGTCAGAACGTAGCAGCATTTAACTGCTCTTACCTTCCTATTGATGACCCTAAGTCCTTTGATGAATCAATGTACATCCTGCTCTGTGGCACTGGTGTAGGGTTCTCTGTGGAGCAGAAGTATGTCAACCGTTTACCTGAAGTACCTGATCAGTTGTTTAATAGTGAAACTACTATTGTTGTTTCGGATTCTAAAGAAGGATGGGCTAAATCGCTCCGTCAACTCATCGCTCTTCTTTACTCTGGCGAAATACCAAAATATGATGTGTCGAAGGTTCGTGCTGCGGGGGCGAGACTTAAAACCTTTGGTGGAAGAGCAAGCGGCCCTAAGCCTTTGGAAGACCTATTCAAGTTTGTGGTATCTAAATTCAAAGGTGCAAGTGGTCGGCGTTTATCTTCCATCGAATGTCATGATATTCTATGCAAAATCGGGGAGGTTGTTGTTGTGGGAGGAGTACGCCGCTCCGCAATGATTTCACTGTCTGATGTATCTGATGACCGCATGGCACACGCTAAGGCTGGCGCCTGGTGGGATAACCAAGGACAACGTGCCTTGGCTAACAACTCTGCTGTGTACGAGGAACGTCCAACTATCGGTCAATTCATGCGTGAATGGTCGAGCATTTATGAATCACATTCAGGTGAGCGAGGAATCTTTAATCGTTATGCGTCCGTCCTACAGGCAGAGAAGAATGGTCGCCGGAATTCTGGGCAAGAATACGGCACGAACCCTTGCAGCGAGATCATCCTTAAACCTTATCAGTTTTGTAACCTTACTAGTTGCATTGTCCGTCCTGACGATGATCTGGTTAGCCTTAAACGTAAGATATATCTTGCAACAATTCTTGGGACTTTTCAGGCTTCGCTGACTAACTTCCCTTACCTGCGTAAGATCTGGGAAACGAACACTAAGGAAGAAGCACTGCTTGGTGTATCAATGACAGGTATCTTGGATAATGCCTTGTTGAATAACCCTGATGATCCTGAACTTGCTAACCGATTGGAGGCTTTGAAAGATGTCGCTGTTGCTACTAACGCTGAATATTCAGCCGCTATTGGTATTAACGTTAGTGTCGCTGTTACTGCGGTCAAACCCGAAGGTACGGTTTCACAACTTTGTTCTACTGCTAGCGGCATACATCCTCAGCATAGCAAGCACTATATACGCCGTGTCCGAGCTGACAACAAAGACCCACTGACGCAGTTTATGATTGCTTCAGGCTTTGTCTCAGAGCCTTGTGTAATGAAACCAGACAGCACTACAGTGTTTAGTTTCCCAGTGAAGGTAGCCGATGGTGCTTTGCTTCGTGAAGAGCTGTCTGCTATTCAGCATCTGAAGCTGTGGTTGATGTATCAGCGTCATTACTGTGAACATAAACCTTCAGTCACCATTTCTGTTAAAGAAGATGAATGGATGGAAGTAGGTGCTTGGGTATGGAAATACTTTGATGAGATTACTGGCGTATCCTTCTTGCCTTATGACGGTGGAACTTACAAACAAGCTCCATATGAGGAATGTACTGAAGATCAGTATGAAGCATTGAAAGCTATTGTTCCAACAAGCGTTGACTGGGATAACTTTATCGAATATGATGATAACGTTAAAGGCGCTCAGATGCTTGCCTGTGTTGCTGGTATCTGTGAAATCTAAGAAGTAAGTTGTTTGAAATAGTTTGAGAAATATAGTATAATAGATGTGTTTCTTGAATTATTTCAAACAGCACCAAGACTTATGGATAAACCTTGGAACTGTCCTCCATTAAACCTCTTTAACTGGAGTAACTATTGGAAGTGGAAAAAGAATATGGCAAATAAAGAAGAGTTTTTGAGCAGTATGCGTCAACTTAATGAGCTGTTGAATATGGCAGATCAGTGTCAGCCAGTGATGATGAAGTATCTATCAGAACAAGACAAACCGCTGCTAGATATGAATGAACTAGACTTCATTGGTGTATGGTCTAACCTGTCTCTTATCTTGCAGCCTTTGGTACAAAACATGGCTTCTCTTATGGATACACCGGTGTTTAAAGAAATTAAGGATCTTCCTAAAGCCTATGTACCTGGCTTGATTCTTCCAGCCTAAGTTTCCTCGTGGTGGTACTTTACGGCCTGTCTTTATGACAGGTCTTTTTTATTTGTGGGAGGACACAAGTTACGCTTGCCGATTCGTTGATACCCTAGATAGAAACAAGGAAAATCACTAGGTTCTTGATACTCCCTTGCCGTGTTAACTTTACTGTATTGTCTTCTTCTGATCAAGAATCCACTGCTGTAACTGTAAGAGCTGTTGCGTAGTCTCAGCGCACTGCTCTGGTAATTGTGTTACTTGGGTAGCAAGTACTTTGTCTGCGGTTCCTTCATTAGTTCCGCTGGCGGCGCAGGAAATGACGGGCAGCTCACTGACTTTGGTACTGTTGAGCAACCTGCCAGAATAATAACGCTTAATAGCAGCAATTTTGTCTTTGTAATCATTAGCAACACCTTCTGTAATAGATTTTTGTGATTCAACAAGAGCTTTGTTTTTTGCTTCTTGTAGCTTGCCTTGTACTTCTACTTTAGTTTCAAAAGCAGCAAAGCGTAGATGTTCAATGTACCAGCCTGAAGCACCAGACAGCAGTGCTACCAAGCCGATCACTAAAAGTTTAGCATAAATAAACATTATTATCCTATAGTAAGAGTAACTGTTTGTTTATCGTTTAAAGCTTGTTGAATTAAAGGATAAATAACATTGTAAGCATTTCTAGAGTTTGAAACCATGTCACCACCAGGCCAATTAAGACCAACTAGCAAACACCCTGCTGTATCCTTATCTGTGTTTCCAGAATGAATACGAATACCTTCAAATCCTTGTACATTTAATACATGGGGCAAGTCTCTGTCAAAGTGTGGGCTGTGGTCGATAATAACTGGATATGTACCAGCAGGTATTGCTGTTTGTCCTTGCACCTTCCATTCTTCTACAGACTTTCCTTCAACTTCTCTTACCTTGTCCTCAAGAACAAAGCAGTAATAAGTATCATCGATATATAAGCGACTGATAGTATAAGCAGTACCATATTCAAACCTTTTAACAGTAATGTTCATATGTTAGTTAAATAACTCACAGAAACAGCAGCACTAGGAGACAAAGGATGTACAGGGGCTGTTCCCACTGGGTACGTTGTTAATGAAGATGTACCTGCGTCCGTAGTCCACATAATCTCCATATAGTCACCAGCATTGAAGGTATAGAAAGCAGTCCAACCAAAGACAGTTGCGCCGTTAATAGAACCATGCTTTGCAGGAATAGCTACAATACCAGCAGACGTTGCAACATCAACACCGTTAATTCTTATCCACAATGTAATGTTATCTGCCGCTGAAGCTGTGTTTGCTGCTTGAATACTAAAACTAATAATGTAGTTACCGGCATTAGAGAATACAATTCTTGATGTTGGGCTACCAAGAGCAACGTTATTGCTATAGTCTGTGTTTGTAAAAGTAATAGCAGTTATGGTATTAGCAGCTGCTGTTTGTGTTGTCTCGTCATGAAAAGAACCAAAAGGAGACTTAGTAACAGTATTATAGACAACAGAACCACCAGTAATAGCAACGTTATCTGAGTTCTGTACTGCCATAGAGCCAAGACCAAGATTGTTACGAGCGCCGGTTACTGATGAAGAGCCTGTACCGCCTTGAGAAATACCCCAGATAGTAGTACCGCCTTGTGTTGCCTGAATGTAGTTACCCAGGTTACGAAACCATTCCCGCCAAGACTGTACTTCACTAATCTTGTCTTGTGGAATAGGAGGAAGATTACTTGCCACTTTCTACCTCCGTACCATAGCCACACTCTTGCAGTTCTTCTAGATTCTTCTGAACCTTTTCACCAATGTCTGTACGGTAAGCAATACTGTTTGGAATGTTAATCTTCTTCTTAATCTTACCGTAGACAGCCTCACGAGAAGACTCAATAGAATCACCAAGACCAACTACAGTACAGATATAGTCACCAGCAGTAACAAACATAGAAACATTTTCCATAAGCTCGCCATCTACCATAGCAGGGCCTTTGCTCCACTGAACCTCACAGAGATGCACATCATTAACAGCATCATCAAGAGTTAAGTCCCACAAAGGATAACCAGCGTTCTCCTTCTTAGGCATAGTGCAGTAAGGATAGTCAGGGATACTAATAACAACACCGCAAGCTACTTTATCAGTTACTTTCAGTGTGTCTTTACCGTTAAGAAGATCAAGCATCCACTGAGCAGGATCCCCACGGTGCAAGCTTTGCTGGATGTTGAACAAAGGCCAGCCTGGTCGTACTGTGAACTCTAAAGGCCATGCCTGCCCCTTCTTGTCAATAATACAGTTAACGTCAATGTAGCCAGTGTAGCCAAGACCATGCAGCATATCTTCCAAAGGAAGCAGCATCTCATTGGCAAGCTTAGAATTCTGTGTGTAACGAACGATAGTACCTTGTTCACCAGTGGTAACACCCAGCTCACCATCCATCAGTTTCTTATGTTCCCAAGACTCAGAGAAGTGTTTAGAGAAGCCACCAGGGCCAAACCAACCACCAACACCAAACTCGATACCTGCTCTAAACTCTTGTAGAATAAACTTCTCACCTTTATGGGCGTTAGTTTTCTTCCACTTCTTGAGCATATAGAGCATATCAGCAGCGTGTTTAGCTACATATGAAAGAGTCTTATCTCCGTCACCAATAGGCTTAGACACAAACCTGCGTGGGTTATCTTTGACAAAGGCAATAGCATCGTCGTAGTTATCAAAGGTTTGGCTAGGAATAGTCTCGATGCCAGCTAGCTTTAAGATCTTCTCACCGTGATCTCGTTCCTGTTCCCAACGGTTAGTATCCAATGATGGGCCAAAGATAGGATAACCTTTATCACGGTAACGCTCTAAAGAATGGATGTAGTATACATTATCTGTACAGAAGATAAGATCTGCCCA